CGAGGGGAGAGAAGTGGCGCAAGGGAAGAACAGCCATAAAAAATCCTCCTGTCTCTACCATGTCACGGTGAGGCGGGAGGAAGCACCCTGAACTTGTTCAAGAAAAACTCGTGTAAAAGCACTGTACTTTATAAAAGGCTTAATACCATGTAGACTCACAGTAAGGAGGAACACATATGAAAACAATATTTACCACAACACGTTATGGTTTAAAGAGAATACAGATAAGTACCAAGACCGATCCAACTATCACTCCCAAGCCGATCAAGGATGACGTTCCTCTCCTGACATCAACAGAATTTTTCTCTTTCTTAGGCTCAATTGGACTCATTTATTCTTTTTGTATTGTTCTTATCAGCATTTCAATTCTGCATCCTAGTGAATTTATTTATGGTTTATCATTTTCCAAAGAGATTTTTTCCATAGCTAAAGACGCATCTAGTTTATTTATGATCTTATTTATTTATGCGTCCGTAGCGGTCATTTTAGTTGAAAAATTAAAATACATAATAGATAATTATATAATAAAGATTAGAAATAGAAATGAAATAATATTTATTATATTTACAATATCTTTATTTTCTCTATACATATATAGAGATGAAATTATTAATTATACCAATGAACTATATTTAATTCTTATAACATTAACATCTTCTATATATTTATTTTCATTCAAAAGTAATACTTTTTTTAAAATATTATCAATCTATACTGTATTATGCACAGTCAGTTCATTGTATATTGTTTATACTACTAAAAAAATAGACACAGCTATCAATGTTACGATTTTTCTCACAGATGGAAAACAACTCAAGGCAAAAAACGTCTTCATTTCCAAAGAATCTCTTGCCATCGTCCATCTCGACGAAGAAGAGATCATAATTCCTCTTTCGAGAATAAAGCAAATCGAAAAAACCCCTTCTTCAAAGAAAAAACCTCTTTAATTTACCACAGCCTAAGCTGCACCTGCGGCTTGGGCTGTTCTTTTACCTGCCGGGTGAGGATGCGCACGTAGCGTTCCGTTACGCCGAGTTCGAGGGCGATACGTCCCGGCGACTTCCCGGTTTCCAACATGCGGACGATCCTGTCCTTGAACGGCTCCCCCTTGCGCCTGTTCGGAAGCGTCACCCGGAGCCCGCCGAAGGCCGCACAGAGCCTTTCCATGCGCTTCATCCCGAGGACGGCGGAAAGCGGGGAACCCGCAACGGGCTTGCGGGGAATGTACGTGGACACCCCGCCTACGGCCCTGCATAAGAGATCCGCGCCGTCATCACCGATGGCGTCGACCAGTTCATCATGGCTTACCCACAACTCGCCCATCACAACCTCCCGCTCTTCATCCACCGTCATAACGTGACCTTTTCCGCATTCCGATCCCACACGTAGCGCATGGAGTCCCCGCCGAAGTCGCGGGCGACGCGATACACGAACAGCCTGCACGCGGGCCGCTCCTCGACGTTCGGGCCGAGCACGGCGATTTTCCCGCGCGCTGCCCGCCATTCCCGGCGTTTCCTTGCAATGACGCCTTGAAGGGACGTGGACACTTTCGCCAACGCCTCAACTTTGCCCATGCCCTCAGGAATGACGATCTCAACCTGTACGGCCGTGCTCATGCCCTGCCTCCAAACGTTTCATACTGCCACCCTGCCTTCCCTGCCTTCACAGCGAGGAACCAGAACCAAGGATGCAGTGTTGCGGCGACCTTGATTTTCACACGGGCGTCGTCTTCCCAATGCCCCTTGACCTCATGCAGCTCGATGCCCCCGTCGGCTCTGATCACGACGAAATCCGGCGTGTAGAACGTCTTGTCCGCAAGCCGCAGCTTCACGGCCTCATACGCCCACGCGACGACCTCGCCCGTATGTTTCATCCCGTCCAGATGGCCGGCATAGCGGGCCTCGGTCTGGTTCATGGCGTCGGTCTGGTACGTGCGGCCATTCCGGGGAAGGCGGGCCTTGCCGAGAAGCTGAGACTTGGGTAACGGGCTGGAGCCGGGCTTTACCGTCTTGAGAAATTCCCGGTACTCTTCGGGGCTCATTGCTCCACCCCCAACGCCCGCAAATTGGCAAGCTGCTCATCAAGCGACGTGTCCGGCCTCCCCTGCCTGCGGGCGTCCATCTTGCAGCGCAGGTTGGTGAGAATCTTCGCGCACCAGTCGGTACCGAGTTCGCACCGCTCATCAAACGTCAACGCATTTTCCGGCAAGGCTTCGCGGTTCACGGCTGGCGTCCGCTTCCGGGACTCTTCCACCTGCCGCATCACATCGGCAGGAACGGGGAAGAACCGCAGGACGGCCTGCGTCCGACGCATCCCCTCGCGGAACTCCGCATCGCTCACGTCAGCCAGCACGTCGCCCCAAGTCCTGACCAGCAACTCGAATTCCGCCTGTGCGGGCCTCGGCTGCCGATAGAGCACAAACGCCTTGCTGAGTTCCAGAGCCAAAAGCTGCAAGCTCGCCATTTCTGTACACCTCGTCGAGTTTCAAAACCTGTTCCGCAAAATCGCCGCGTTCCGCCGCTTCCGCCTGCCTTGCCGTCATGGGACGGCCTGACACCACAGCAGGGCTGGACCTGCTGGCGTTGTTCTGCGCCTTGTCCATCCAGCCGTTGAGAAAACGCCGGATGCCGTTCTTCGTCTTCCGCTGGCGGGGATTGCTCAGGCACCACGCCCGGGCTTTCCCGAATTCCCCCATGACGTTCACGCCGGGATAGGCGGTGGCGTATTCACAGGCCAGAGAGACGGGAACGGGATATTCCGAGCCGTCGGCAAGGGGGATGAATGCGACGGGCCTCTCCTGCTCCGCTGGCGGCTGCGCGAGGGATGCGCCAGCATCGCTCTGCGCAAGATCTGCCTTTCTCTCTTCTTTCTTACTTTCTTTCTTTATATCTTTCTTGTTTGTGGCCCTCTGCTGGCCCTCTGCTGGCCCTCTGCTGGCCTCTTGTTGGATCTGCGGCTGGCCCTTCTGTTGGCATTCCACTGGCCTTTCATCTTGGTATCTATGCCAATTTAAAAAAGAAACTACTGTACATCTGTTGGTCGATCTGCTGGCCACAATTTCGAGTTTTTTGAGCAGTTCGAAAGCTGTTCTTACCTGCTTTTCACTCAACCCCAGATCAGAGGCTGCCTTAGCTCGTCCAAAGATGACTTCCCCCGGCTCAAGATCAAAGACCATGCCCGCAACGATTTGACGATGGTGGCGGTATGTAGTCTTGAGCAATAGGTAGCCAAAGAGCTGCCACGCTGGACCGTTTTGGAGCAGCCCGCTATCTAGGCACTTCCTCCAGAGCTTGACATATCCTTGTTCCATAGGTATATTGTCTCCATTGTTTGGTGTTTTTGTTTGGCCTCCTGTTCCAGCAGGGGGCCTTTTCTTTTAGCAATATCAAAGCGCTCGAAAAAGGCTCACGGCTACCACCATATCCCGCTCTCCTTCCGGCTCGCGCGCTGGAATCTGCGGACCTGCTGGCGGCGTTGCCGGGCCATGCGCTTTTTGCTGGTTTCGGCGGCGCGGTAGGCCGTCACAACGACGCAAGCATCGCCCTGCCTTTCCGCTACGACTTTGAGCCGTCCATGAATCACGACATAGCGGTCGCCGTAGCGTTCCAATCGTCCCGAAAAAAGGGCATCCGCGATAAGCTGAAGGGAGATACCCCGCTCAAAACAACGGTCAAGCGCGTGTGCAGAAAAGGTGAGGTTCATTCATCCCCCTTGACCGTCCTGCAGAAGGTTTCCCGAACTTCCTTAAATGCCCTGTCTTTGAGTTCGTCGAGCTGAGTGAGCGTGATCTTGTCTTGGCGGTAGAGCTTGCAGCCTTCATGGAAGGCCACCAGCGGCGGGTAGTCCTGCAACGCCTCGGCTTCGAGCGTCGGAGCGTCCGGCTCCTCATCGGCGGCGGACGCCAACGAGTATCCAAACCAGTTTGCAAGTTCCCGAAGAGGGCCATGCTCACCAGTTGCCTCCATGACGCGGACCAATTCCCACACCCGGAGCGTCGATTGCCCGTTGTTCGGGTTCAGGTCGGCGTAGACGGATGACTCTGATAACCCATGCTGCTCACGCATCCCTGCAAACATTGCCCGGATGCCGCCGGGATAGGTCCGGCAAAGCTGGTATGTCTTGGCTGCAACGGCCTGTAACAACTTATTCATTTTGCAATTCCTTCTTGTGGTCCGCTGTGTTGTAGTAGCCGCATGGAACTTGTTCGCCTACTCCTCACCCTGCGCGGCCCCGTCTGGCGCGTCCGCATCCTGTCCGGCGGCGTCATCCGCTGGCGGGCGTACCGCGTCGCGGAGTACCCGACGCCCGAGGCCGTGGTCCGGCGGTGCGCGGAGGGGCTAGTCTCTGGACACGAAAACGACAAGCGCAGCGAAAGCCACGGTAATGCCAAGGAGAATGTCATCCAGCATGGCTCACCTCTTCGGGTTCGGTGGGAGTGCTGGGGGCGGCTATCCGAGACATAGCATCCCGCAACGCATCAGCTTTTGCAGAAACCATATCTTTCCGTTCACGCGACAACACGCGAGTTACGGTTACCGGGGTAACGCCTGCTTCAAGAGCCAAACGACGAGCAGAAATTTTATGCTCCATCAAAAAAAATCGGATTTCTGAAACGATTCGTGCTTCCATGTGACAGATCGTACCTTATGGTATCGGTAAAGTAAATACTGATACCATATGTGGCATAGACTTTTTGCAACCAATTGGTATCATTATTTCATGAAAACCTTTCTTGAATCAGTTATAGCCACGCTTAGAAAAGCTGCTGACGAGGCGGGGAGTATCCGCAAGCTTGCAGAAAGGTGCGGTGTAAATGCCGTTACACTTTCGCGGTGGCTTTCAGGAGATCGTAACCCTACAGTCGTCGAAGTATCAAAAATATTTGATACTTTAGGCGTTTCATTCTATTGTGATGCTCAACAAGAACAATCAAAAAATGTTTGTTTCGTAGACGCGCGTATAGTCCCTGCAGGAGAAGACCTTCCCCCTCCCCCCGATGAAGACTACCTCGCCGTTCCACTTGTGGAAGAAGTTGGTGCGGGGCCAGGCATCATCCCTCAAAATGAGCTCATCTCGTGGTTCCTCGTCTGGCGCCATCAGAGGGCCATCCAGCATAAGCGTGATCTTATCGCCGTCATGCTGGGTAAGCACTCGACTTCAATGGTCCCAACGCTCAAGCCGCAGGATATCGTGCTCGTTGACCGACAGGACAAAGACGTGATGAACTTCAAAGGAAGAATCATGCTTGTCCTCGATCCCTGCGACGGAAGCGGAAAAATCAAACGCGTGGCAGCGGAAAACCAGCCGAAGAAAAAGGATTATCGCATCACATACTATTCGGATAACACCGCCGAGAATCCTCCAGAGGTCTACAGCCTTATGGAAGACTTCGAGGGGGACTGGAACAAGTCCATCGTCGGGCGGGTTGTATGGGCGTGGAGTGACGTAAGCTGTAAATAGCCCACTCTATACCTTCTTCTAGCCTCTCACCGCGAGGGGCTTTTTTTGTACCCAGTGGGACGTGACCGCCGATGCCGTTTGGTGTCGGCGGTACTGTTTTATTTACTGTGATACCATTTGTAAACTTTTTGCTTTACTTTGTGTTTCCATTTGGTATTATGACTTCACAACGAACGGGGAAGGCGAACACGGCGCGGCATTGCCCGCTGAAAGCTAAAACCGGACGGAGGAAGCCCCAACAGAGTACGAGCTCGGCAAGCGCAAGCCTTTGGGAGCGGGAAGCACGCGACGGCAGGAAATGGGGTGATGGTAAAAGTTTAGAAATAACAGGATGGGAAGGATGGCAGAGAGGCCGATTGCAGCGGTGAAAACCGTAGAGGGATAAGCTCCTCCAAGGGTTCAAATCCCTTTCCTTCCCTCCAGATGGATCTTTGACAAGCAGCGCGATGAAGCCCCCAAGCGCGACGTTGTACCCGCATCATGCGGCATGGCGTTGGCCTCTGGTAGCGAAAGCAAGGGCTGAGCACACACGGTTACGACACAGGGATCGGGCCGTGAAACGTGATGAATGAAAATTTTCTTTCCGGAAGGAAGAGGAAAAGGAATTGTAAATTTTCGCATTGAACCAGCCGGAACGATAACGGTTCTGGCTGGAAACAATACGAAAAGGGAGGAAAAAGGATATGCCGCAAGACTATTACGAACGGCAGGAAGCCCGCCGGGAACGTTACGAACTGCGGGCGGAAAGAGCCCGGCAGGAGAGCAATGCCGCCACCCGCCAAGCGGAAAAGATGGCTTCAATCATACCGATGGGGCAGCCCATTCTTGTGGGGCATCACTCGGAAGGCCGGGACCGCCGATACCGTGCCCGCATCGGTCAGACGATGGACAAGGCGATCAGTCTCGACAAGAAGGCCGCGTACTACGAGGAAAAGGCCGAAAGCGTGGGGCAGAGCGGTATTTCTTCGGATGCCCCGGACGCCTTGGAACGGCTTGAAAAGAAGCTGGCGGAAAGGGAAAGAGCCCACGCATGGATGAAGGAAGTCAACAAGGCTTTCAAGAAAGGCGATGCGGCCTTGCTCGCCCTCGGCATGACGCAGGCTCAAATCGACAAGATGCGGGCAACCATGTCGAGCTGTCACCATCAACCGTACCCACAATTTTCTCTGGCGAACAACAGTGCGGAGATACGGCGCATCAAGGCACGGATTGAAAAACTCAAGGCTACGGCTCGGAACGTGACCATCAAGACGCCTTTCGCTAGCGGAACCATCGTCGACAACGTTGAAGAGAATCGGCTGCAAATCTTGTTCGACGATAAGCCCGACGCCGACACGCGGACCAAGCTCAAGAGTCACGGCTTTCGCTGGAGCCCGCGCAATGGAGCATGGCAACGGATGCGGAGCAACGCCGCAACGTATTATGCCAAGCAGATTTGTGGAATTTGTGATGCCCTTAAACCCACAGCCTAGCCCCATCGAAAAGCCCGGAACCAACCGGGCTTTTTCATTGGGTTTGGGACGCCAAGCCAAACATCAAAACGAGGGTATTTCTATGTGTTACGGAACGAATTGCGGTCGTGAAGGCGCTTTCGGCACATGCTCGCACCCGGAAGATTGCATCATGCGGGCCATTGAGCGCGACGCGGAAGAGAACCTTGCAGCGCGGCTGGCACGCGATACCGCCCTGAGCCGGGAACATTTCCCCTGCCCCAACTGCCTTGAGCAGGGCGAACGCCACAGCCTCACCTATGAAAACGGCCTGTTTACCTGCCCGGAATGCGGCGGGGAATGCGACGCGGCTGACCTGATCGCGCTTTATGAGGATGTGCGCGCCGGGCATGTCTCTGATGCCGAAGTCGTCGGCCTGTGGATTGAAAAGCTCGACGCAAGGAGGGTCGCATGAGCACCACCATCTTCTGCCCGCACTGCAAGCTCAAGTACGACAAGGCCGTGAAGCTCAGGAGGTACCGCGACTTCTGGATCTGCTCGTCCTGCGCGGAGCACTACACCGCCGCACGGTCGTTTCTGGCAAAGGCCAACTACCTCAAAATCATGGCACGGAGGGCGGCGGCATGAAGTTCGACATCTGGAAAAGGCCGTGGCTGGCCCTGCTCCTCCTGATTCTCTGCTTCCTGCTTGTGGGCTACTTTGAGCGGCAGGATCAGGAACTCTTTGGGCAAATGGCCCCATTCACGGAGGCCGCACGATGAACTGGACGGACGACGCTTACCCCGAACTTGATGGGGACTGGACGGATGAGGAACGCATGATCGCGGCGGGCAATGCCGCCTTTGCGCGGAACCAGCGCAAGCACACGGAAACGGAAGAAGGCGGGGAGTAAAAGTATATGTGCGATACCCATAGCGAACAGATCAACGAACTGGCGAAGGCCCTTGCCGCCGCGCAGGGCGAGCTTGAACCCGCAGAAAAGAACTCCACCGCCGCCGTCGGGAAGGAGGGAAAGCTCAAGCGCAAATACGCTGACCTGACGGCGATGATCGACGCCGTCCGCAAGGTGCTTCCGAAGCACGGCCTCTCCATCGCGCAGATTGTCCTCCCCTCGGAAGGGGTTGCGCACGTCAGGACGATGCTGATGCACGAGTCGGGGCAATGGCTGGCATCGGAATGCAGGATGCCATACGACAACACGGGCTCCAAGAACGCCATCCAATCAATGGGAAGCGCCATCACCTACGCCCGGCGCTATTCCCTTTCGGCGCTGGTCGGCGTGGTGGCCGACGACGATGACGACGGGGAAGGCGCATGGAGGCGGGGCGACGACCGGGAACCGCCCCGGCGTAACGCCCCCGAGCCAGCCCCGCAGCCCAAGCCCGAGCGCGTGGATCTCGCCGCCCTCGCCAAGGAGTTGAGCGAAGTACGGGACAGTGCGGGGTTCGTCGCCTGTTACAACCGCCATCGGATTACTGAGGAACACCCGGACTACGAGGCGGTCAAGAACATGTTCGGCAAGAAGCGCCGGGAAATCGAGGTCAAGGCCGAGGCCGAAGCCGGAACCCCGCCCGAATTCGTGCCGCTGGACGCCGTGATCGCCGCCTTTGAAGCGGCGGAAACCGTAACCGCGCTCAAGGATGCGGCAACCCGGCTCGGCATCCCCGAAAACCACCCGGACAGTGAGGCCATTTACGCCGCCTACCGGGAACGGCAGCGCAAGATCGAAGAGCAGGACAAGGAACGCGCCGCGTAACAACAGCCCCGCCCGGATAATCAGGCGGGGCTTTTCTTTCCCTCAGCAGGAGATTGTATGAGCAGCCTTAATAAGGTGATGATCATCGGAAGGCTCGGGCGCGATCCCGAGATGCGCTACACGCAAGCCGGAAAGCCCGTATGCAGCCTGAACGTGGCTACGGATGAGGGCTACACCAACGACCGGGGCGAGAAGGTCGACAAGACGGAATGGCACAAGGCCGTCTTCTGGGACCGGCAGGCCGAAACCTGTTCGCAGTACCTCGCCAAGGGGAGCCTCGTGTTCATCGAGGGCAGGCTCTCCACCCGCAAGTATCAGGATCAGCAAGGGCAGGACCGCTACGTCACCGAGATTCAGGGGCAGCGCGTCCAGTTCCTCGACCGCAAGGGGGAAGGCGACGGGCAGCAGGGCCGACAGGGAGGCGGACGCCAGACACAGGGGCGGCACTCCGCCGACTATGAAGACCTCGGCCCCGCGTTCCCTTCCGAAGCCTCCGGCCTCGATGACGTGCCTTTTTAGGCAAAACCAATAGGATAGAATATGGCACAGACCGCAGAAATTTTGGAAGCCCTCCCGCCCGCGCAGGAGCAACCCGCCGGGCTCGCCCTGCTGGACCTGAACGTCACCGCGACGCCGCTGGTCATCACGTGGGACAAGGACGCCGTGTCCGCCCTGCTGGATGCCGTCCTCGCGCAGTATGCGGGGCTGGAGGTACAGGAAGCCGACGTGCCCGCCATCAGGAACGAAATGGCGGGGCTGAACAGGCTCAGGGAACGGATGGACAACGCCCGGAAGGACATCAAGCGGCGGATTGCCGGGCCGCTGGACGGGTTCGACGCCGAGGTCAAGGCGCTGATCGCCCGCATCGTGGATGCCCGCACCACGCTGGACACGCAGGTCAAGGACTTCGAGCGGCGCGACCGTGAAGGCCGACGCGCAGCCGTCCAGTTTGTCGTCGACACCATCAAGAGCTGTGAAGGCGTGCCGGAACTGGACATCCCCATCAACCCTTCATGGCTGAACAAGTCCACGCGGCAAGCCGAGATCCACGAGGACATCAAACGGATCATCGCCGCGTACAAGCGGGAGTGCGAAGAAACCCGCCGGATGGAACAGGCCAAAGCCGACCGCATCGCGCTGGTGGAGGCCACGGCAAAGGCTCAGGCGGAACAACACGGTTTCGCGCTTCCCCTGTCGAAGTTTGCGGCCTGCCTGACGCCGGATATTTCCGGAGAGGACGCCGCAGGCATCATCGGGCAGGTGTATGCGGCGGAAGCCAAGGCCCGCGAAGAGAGCAAGCCCACCCCCGTCGTCAAACCTGCGGAGCCGCGCCCCGCTTCGTTCATTGAGCAGGAGGGGGGCTTTCCCTTCGCCCCGCCCGTGAACGTGACCTGTACCCTGACCCTCAGCGTCAAGTACGCGCCGAAGTACGAGGATACCGTACAGGAGGCGCTTGCCATGCTCCGCACGGTCGGCGTGGTCACTGTCTTCTAACCTTCCGGCGCCCACCTCCCGCGCCGTCCCCATAGAGCCCGCCGGGGGGCATGTACCCCGGCAAAGGAATTTCCATGAGTCAGGAACAACAGGACACCCCGGATTACGTCCGCGTCACCCTCACCATTCATGAGTTCTTCGAAGACGGCGAATGCTGCATCGTCTCGGACAAACACGGCCACGGCACGGAACTCTCTACCGACGCCTTCCTGCATGACGCCGAGGATATAGACGTCGGCGACACCATCGCCTGCGACATCCTGCGCGAAGCGTGGGAGGACACCGGGCTCACCCCGGACGATGCGGGGCCACATGACGTCCGTGCCTGCGGGCGGGAAAACATCGAGATGCTGGTGGATCTCACCGATGAACAGCTCCTTGAGCTCGGCTCCGAAATGGCGGACGCCCTGCGCGAACGGGACAAGCTGGAAACGGAACTTCTCGCCGTGAAGAAGGACTATAAAGCCCGCATTGACCTTTCCGTCTCCAAGGCTGCGGAAGCGGCAGCGGAATACCGTTCCGGCAAACGGTTTGAAACCGTCTCCTGCGACCGCTTTGAAGATCGGACGACGATGGAGGTCGCATGGTGCGATTCCGTAACGGGCAAGGAAATCAGCCGCCGCCCGATGACCGCCGAGGAGCGGCAGCACCGCCTTGAACTCGTCACCCCGGACAAGACCGGATCGGGGTT